TCCCTACCTTTAATAGCTCCCATAATTTTAGAACCATCCGCTAATCTTTGTGTACCCGCTGTATTTTCTGCTCTAACCGTATAAGCATCTGTACCACTAATATTTTCTTGGTCAGAGAATCTAATAAACATATCATCTTGAGTAGTAGGGTCTCCAACAGTAGTCTCAGTTCCAAAAAATACTAAGTGTCTATCTGGAGTTGAAACTAATACATGACGAGATGCAGTAGGTGCATTTGCTAACAGAGTTGCTCTTGTAGATGTTGCATTGGCTGCTGAAGCATCCCATTCAAAACATTTTCCATTATATATAAGTGCAATTAATTTTGTACCAAAATTATCTAAAACCCATAGACCAGGATTAATAGTAAAGTCAGAAGAAGCGGGATCTCCCCACCCAGCGTATTCAGTAATATTTGTAACTGTAGCTGCGGCACTGTGTGTTGCAGCCGTTGTCCCGTCTACACCTCTAGCTCCACCGGTTAAAGTATTTGTAGTTGTATTATTGTTTGTGTACGTAATAAATTCAGTACCAATTTGAATAGTCCCTGATGCCGGAAACGCTGTCGTGTCGGCTAGTACAACCGTAGTACCGGTTGTGTTTGTCAATGCTGTTTGCAAAGTAGTCGTTGATGCACCAATACTTGTGCCACCAAATAAACCTGCACCCCAACCAAAACCACCAAGTTGTTGTGAAGGTCCGACTGTGAAATAACATAGAATAGATGTAGATCCTGCGTTTGTTACAGGTGTACCTGTTTCATTAGCATCCGTTGTTATTGTAAAAGTTGTACCACTAGGTACAGATGTGACCATGAATTTTTCATCTTCAAACGTAGCATTACTAAATGTCGATCCACTTAATCCAGTAACTGAATCAAACAATACAATATCATTTTCTAACAAACCGTGATTGCCTGTACAAGTTATTGTAACTGTTTTTGAATTAGATGTACTTGTAAAATTAGCACCTGTTAAAGTAACTCTAATTGGGTGGATGTCATAGTAAAGACCACCAGAATATACGTATAAAATTCTGTTAGTTCCTATTGCAGCATACTTAATACCTGCGTTATCATCCCAGTGATGAATAGCTCTTCCGGCACCTGTTAGTCTATCTTCACCTAATTGTGACCAACCGCCTATTTTTTCTGCTGATCCATACCTAAACCTAACGTTATTACCATCAAACCATTGCCCTTCGGCACCTAGTTCAGTAACTTGTTGATTAAATCCTGGAGCAAAGCCTAATTTTTGTAACATATAAAAACCTGTTTATCAGGTATTATATCAGATCGTTGTTGATTTCAATAGGTTTTAACTTAACGTTTTTTGTACCAACTAGGTAACCCTAATAAAGGCCGTCTATCTAAGTAATTTTCTTCAGCAGTTTTAGAACCTGTTCTATTGTAATGTAAAAATACTTGTGCACAGTTGTTTCCATTAAACTTTTCTCTCCAATGCTCTAAATCACAACCAGAATAGATTAACATGTCGCCTGGTTTAAGATTAATTTCAACTCCAACATTACCATCACCACCTGTTGGATCTAAGTATATAGGCCATTCATCACCACCTAAATTTAATGTAGTAGATACTTCACAGCTAAATCTATCTTTATGTCTTTTAAGAACATCACCGTTTTTATATAGCCGTGCATAAGAATATGTTTCACTTAGTTTCAACTCCGTATGTTTTTCCATTACAGGTTTTACTTCTTGTAATAAAGTTTCCATTGCAGGGTCTGCATAATGAGAATACGTATCTGGAACGTGTGGATCGTTAAAGATACCTAAATGATTTGCGTAAGGAGATATGTATTTATTATCAAAAAAGTATTTTACTACATCTCTTTTATTTAAAAAATATTTGTAAACAAAACTAGCTAGTTCTGGTGATATAGCATTTCTTAAAACCGTATATTTATTGTCTTTAAAACTCATTGAAAAGGTCTCCCAACACACCACACAACTAAACTGTATCTTGTTCCTTTAGTAACTGGTTTTACTCTATGCCACATATGAGATGGAAATACTATTACAGTTCCTTTTGCTTTACAATCTTCGGCAGCAATAATTCTTTTTTTTTCAGGTGTTGTTAAATCAAACTCTAATTCACCACCTTCATAATCGTGTCCATCCGTTAGATTAACTGTTACAGAAAGTTTTCTAATTTTTCCTGTAAAGTTAGACCCATTTGATTTATCATAAGGTTTTTCCCAACTATCACAATGCCAATCATAATATTGATTAAGTTTATATTTTGTAAATTGACATGCTTCAGCCCAATCCCATTCAAAATTCCAACCAGCATTTTCATTAGCAGATCGTACAAAACCTAAAATTTCTTGGTATATCCATGTGTCATTTAACCAAGCGACATTAGAGTCTCTTTTTTCTTTTAAATTTAATAATTCTTTTTTAGTTAATTCTTCGGGTTTCTTTTTTTTAGTTGCACCTATTAAAGCAAGTTGTTCTTCCTGTGAATTACCATATTTAATAATATCATCACAAGTTTTTTCTCCTATTGCTTTTTTAAAATACCAAAAATTATTTTGTAATTGCATAATGGATTTAGTTATATATATTTTTATTTAAATATTCAATTAAACTAGGACTATTTTTATAAAACTTATCCCATTTCTTTTTATTGTCGTTTAAATTTTGAGTAGAAAACAACCATTTGTTTTCCCAATACTTATTGTCTGTATTTTTTGATAGCCATTTAATAGTATTAAACTCCGTAGGTCCATAGTTCATTCCTGCCGTAACACAATGAAGACCCCCACGTTTGCTAAATCCATATTCTTCATCTCTTGCCAAAGCAAGTTTACTCATGTCACTAAAAAAATCTGTTTTTAAATTTATTAAACTTTCTGACCAGTTCTTATTTAAGTTGTTCTTCCAGTATGGTGTGTCGTCTCTATGAGAAAGAGCGTAATGTAATGCTACAAATTCAGAAAAAGATTTGAAAAATTTTTTACACTGAAAAGTAAAACTATCCTTATCCCATTGTGAGATTTTACCTCTGTTTAAATTCCTAATTAAGAAAAATAAGAATTGATGTACGGATAATAAACCATTGCTTTCTAGTGGTTCAATAAAACCAGCTGATAAACCTATAGCAACGACATTCTTAACCCATAGTCTTTTGTGAATCCCTACCTTCATCTTAATTTTTTTAAATTCTAAATCATCTCTGCCCAAGTATTCTTTAAATTCTTTTAAAGCATCGTCATCGGATATAAATTTATCAGAGTATACATAACCAGTACCTATCCTTGACCATAAAGGAATATTCCATACCCAACCGTTGTTGTAAGCCGTACAATCTGTATAAGAAACCAATTGTTTTTCTTTATCTGTATAAGGAAGTTTAGTTGCCCAAGCAGAGTTATTGGGTAGTAGATGTTCATAGGACTCAAAAGGTTCTTTCAAAGTTTTGTTTAGTAATAAACTTTTAAAACCAGTACAATCTATGTAAAGACTTGCTTTATGTTTTCCATTTAATGAAACAATACCTTCTTCGTCTTCTTCTATAGAACCAATGTTTTCAATAATATGTTTAACACCTTTCTTTAAACACATTTCTTTCTTTAACCAATTAGCAAACATACTAGCATCAAAATGAAAAGCAGAATCTCTTGTTACATTTTTTTCAGATATCTTATTTTGTTTAACTAAAGACATAGATGGATAGAAACAATCTGCATAATCGCTATTAGGTGTTTCAGGATGTATAAATTTTTTAAACCACCAATCATTAAATCCAGTAGCAGTGTTTTCAAGATTATAATCCCCTAGAGGATAATGAAAACTTTCACCTTTTTTATAAAAATCATTAAATTTAATACTTAATTTGTAACTACCATTTGAATTAGATAGTAAGTCTTTATCACTTATACCCATAAATGAAGTCCACTCTCTTATTTGACCTAGAGTGCTTTCTCCAACTCCAACAGTGTTAATATCCGGAGACTCAATAACTGTTATGTTTTTTTTAGGGAATATTTTGATAAGGGTAGAAGCGGTCATCCATCCAGCGGACCCACCACCCAGAATTATTATGTCCTCAATATCCAAGAAGCTCCATCCCACTTTACTTCAATTGACGTTTCTGATTCAGATGCAATTTGAGTAAAGCCGTACCATTCTAGAGTAGGTTCATTCCATTGTGGAATTACTGTTTTTGTTTCGTAAATGTATTCACTTGGGAGTGTTGTAGGCGCTTCCCATAAATGTGTAGTATAGTTGTAAACATAACTAACATAAGGTTGAGCCGGTAAAAATTCATCATTGCTTGAATTGTATGTAAATCCAGGACCAGCATAGTTTCCTCTAAAAGGAGTCCCACCATTTTTATGTTCACCATCTACTGTATTATAGGATGTTCTTTTCCAATAAGTATTAGGATAATTATTGCCAAAATCTATTAAAAGAAGAGGATCGTTAGGTATGTTAGCTTGAACCCAATTTTCAGCTTCTACAGAATTTTCTCCAAAAGAAGAAATATCATCGTCGTTAATTACAACTGTTCTAATTACTTCGTTATTATCTGTTTTTATTTCACTAAAGTGTGCCATTAAATCCATTCTCCTGCTTTTACAAAAGCATAGACTTCTTCCATTTGCCACACGCCTGTTGCTCCAGTTACAGCATCTACTGCTGGTTCTTTAATTACAACTCTTCCAGATCCGCCTGACCCATTAGTTTTACTTGGTGATTGTGCTTGACCAGTTCCACCGCCGCCACCGCCGCCAGTATTTCCAGATCCACCACCTGATCCTCCAGGTCCTCCGCCTCCAGGTCCTCCTGACCCAGAACCGCCTGAGTGACCAGCGCCACCGCCGCCACCTGAATAAACTCCGCTAGTTGGTCCATATATAGGTCCAGGTTGAGGTCCAAGAAAAGGTACCACAGGTCCTCCTGATCCTCCAGGTCCAGCATTACCAGAACTACCGACACCGCCAAAACCTCCGCCGCCTCCAGACCAGTCACCACCAAAAGCACCATTTCCTCCGTTTTGACCTTCAGGAGGAGTAAAGCCACCAGCATTTCCTGACCCACCGGGTCCTCTAGGACTACCAGTACATCCTCCACCACCACATCCACCTGGGAATGGGCCGTTTCCTGTATTGCTTCCTGCGCCACCACCTGTTCCGGTGTTGATACTTCCTATAGTTGTATTACTTCCGCTTGCTCCGTTACCAGATCCGCCACCGCCAATAGTTACTGAGTGTGAACTTCCGCCTGTAACAGGTGTGCTTGTATTTACGTGAACTCCACCACCGCCACCGGCACCGCCAACGTTTCCGTTAGGTGTGTTTCCACCACCACCGCCGCCAACAGACACGCACATAATTGAAAAAGAATAAGGGGCTGCTGTAAAAGTACCAGGACTTGTAAACCCTGTTACAATTTCACTTTGAACTTGACTTTCAATTGGATCATTATTTGGTCCGATAACTCCGCCGTTAGTATTGCCTGCACTATTTGCCATAGTTTAGCTACCTCCCTATGCGTCGTTTAATACTTCAAATGAAATAAATAAATCTAAGTCGCCTGAAGCACTAGCTCCGCCTTTTAGTATATCGCCTTCCATTAGATAGATAGGTGTATTTGATACTACTAAAGTTGAATCAGCAGGAACTGCGATTGTTTTTGCTAAATAAGTAGTTGTGTCTGCACCACTAGTTGTAACTCCTGTTGTACCAGATCCCATTCCGTCTACAAATAAATCTACATTAGCTGCACTTGAACCGTCAACATTAGCCACAGAAATTCTATTTACTTTTACAATAACATCTGCTGCTACTGTCATTAAAGTAGCTGTTAAAGTGTTACTTAAATTCCAACCGGCATTTGCGCCTAAGATTGATACTACATTTACTATATTTGGGTTTGCCATAATTTTTTATTCCTATGTGTTATTATTATCCGAAAATTAACGCCATTGCAATAGCTTTTCCAGTTGATGTTTTAGTGTTTATTTGTGTTTGAATAGCTGAAGTAACACCATTTACAAAGCCTATTTCAGTTGAAGTAGTTGTTGCTGCAGAAACGTCTCCATTTCCATCAGAGACTAATCCTCTAGATGCTGTAAGATTTTCCATTTTACTAAAGACAATTGCAGCACTAGCTTTAATATCTGCATTTACAATATTTGTAATTGTGTTGTTATCTGAATTAATAGTTTTATTTGTTAAAGTTTGAGTGCCGGTTTCTGTTACTGTACCTGCTGTAGAAAAAGATGCTTCAAAAACTCCAGTGTTTGTTGCAACACCATCAAGATAAATAATTTTATAACCTTTATCATCTGCTGCAAAAGTAACCGTGGCCCCTGAACCAGATACAGCTTTTAACTGTACTGTGTGAGCACCCGATGTACCATTTTTAATAATGTAAAAAGTTTCTGTAAGAAGAGGAAATCTAATTACTCTAGCTCCGGATATTGTTCCTGTAAATTCTAAAACTCTCTGTTGGGCAGTACCTGTTAAAGCACCATCTGCAATAGTTAAATCTTGGTTACCTGCTCCACCAGCAATAGATAGACTTAATACGCCCCCTGTTAATT